AATCAAGTCCAGATAACGGCGATCAGAAACAATAATTCTATTGTTTCTTACGCTAGTTCTATAACTAGCTTGGAATGGTATGCGCTTTATAAACCCAAGCAGACGGATTTTCCAACAACGCCACAAGTTATGTGGTACGATCCGAGGATACCGTGGGCTATTGCTGCTTTTGCGCCAGTACCTGATATAGCTATGACAGCAGTGTTTAATGGCGCTTATCCGCTACCAAACTTCGAGAGCTTGACCGATACGTATATTTTGGCACCTGGGCAGCAAGTCGCTCTTGGAGCTAATCTTGCTGTGTTTCTTAATCCATATTTTGTAGGTACACAAGTATCGCCTGCTTTACTAGCACAAGCTCAGCAAAGCAAAACGACGCTAACTTATACGAATCGTCTTTCACGAGCTATGTCTAAGCGCAATATTGAGCCATCCGCGCCTGGGAATAGCCCCAGACAATAGGAGATAGAGTTATGAAACATAGTAAAGCACACCCAGGTTTCAAAGCTATTGAGAAAAAGATAGCTGGCAAAGTCGATAATCCTGGTGCCATCCTGGCCGCTGCGGCTAGAAAAGCTTCGCCAGCGGCTAAGAAAGCTAACCCGCGCTTGAAGAATGTTAAAGGTAAGTAAAGACTAGCTTTATGGACACAGCCGCTCAGATTGTCGAAGACGCGTTTCAGAGTATTCAAGTCTACAATCCCGGTGAGCTAATCTTACCTGCGGATATGGCCCGCGGGTTTAAGACTCTCAATGATATGTTAGAGTCTTGGAGTAATGAGTCGCTTACTTGTTACGCTACACTAGAACAGAGCTTGACGTTTATTCCCGGCACGTATCAGTACACGATCGGCCCCGGCGCGATGATTGATACTGTTAGGCCGATTAGGCTTAGACACGGTTTCGGAACCGCGTATGTGTTTGATCAGACCTCGAATCGGTATCCATTAGAGGTTATTACGCAGGATAGATGGAATCAGATAGGTAATATTCTCCAAGTTAACGCGAATATTCCGATGTATCTTTGGTATGATCCGCAGATGCCTTGGGGGATCTTGAACTTCTTTCCGATTCCGAATATTGGTTGGCAAGTTTTCTTTGATAGCTATCTTCAGCTTCAAAGATTTGATGATCTTACGGTCGAGATTAATTTGCCGACTGGCTATAGTATGGCGCTTAAGCGCAATCTGGCGCTAGAGCTCGGGCCGTATTATCCTAATGCTGTTGTTACGCCGCGCTTACAGACAGCGGCCGAGAACTCGAAAGCCAATGTTAAGCGCTCAAATTACAGAGAAACGATAGCTCAGTACGATAGCGAGATAGTCAGCAGAGCTAAGGCTACTTACAACATCTATAGAGACACAGGTGTTTAAGCATGTCTGAGTTTAAAGTAGTCGAGTTCCCTGAAACGGCTGTCAACGTATGTGAACGACTTCGCAACTTGGCTAATCGAATCGAGTCCGGTAAGTATGGTACAATTAGATTTGCTGCTGTAGCTCTTATAGACTCGACTGATAGCATTGTTACATTTGGATTCGGCAATGTTAGTGATATAGAATTGACGGGGGCTTTTTCTAGAGCATCGGTTATTGCTGGCTGTTGTATAGATGATATTGAAACTAAAGAAGATGAAACGCCGGGCGCGGCTTAATTTCTTATGATCTCGTCTCAGTCTCCAGTTCCGATTCGCAGTCCGATTTTCGGCCCGGCTTATATGAGTCGAGCAGGGAACTTGGCTGATCAAGAGTGCATAAATCTTTACGCCGAAGTCGTTGAGACTAAGACCGGAAAAGAAATTGGCGCTCTTTATGGTACGCCTGGGCTCACGCTACAAGCCACGCTCGGTAACGGCCCCATACGAGGTATGCACGTAGCGAACTTGGCTACGGGCGCGCCGAATACGGTCTCAGCTGGGCCTTTGCTTTATGTCGTTAGCGATACGAGCTTGTACTCGTTAGACTCGTCGTTTAATCAGACTCTTCTTGGCTCGGGTATTGGTACTGATCCAGGTCAGACTGGTGGTCAAGGCGGTTACTTATGGTCTCTACAGAATATTCAGCCTGGTTTCTCAATCATATCACTTCCATTTACGCCGACGAACTCCGATACGTTCGTAACTATGGCCGATAACGGCTTCGACCTAGCCGTCTTTATTGGTATGACTATAGCACAGCTAGACGGTTTCGGCCTTATTAATCAGCCCGGTACGTATAACTTCTTTCAGTCTAACGAAGTTGACTTTAGTAATTGGCCCGCGCTTCAGTTTGCTCAAGCGTCGGGCGATCCTGATAATATTTCGGCGCTTATTCAGACCAGGCGCGAAATCTTTGTCCTTAAGCAAGTAAACAGCGAAGTCTGGAATAACGTCGGTACGCCGAACTTTACGTTCGCGCGAGAGCAAGGGCCGTATATGGAAGGCGGCTGTTTGTCACCAGCGAGCTTAGCTAAGCTTGGGGAGACATTTTTCTTTCTCGCCAAGAACCGTCAAGGTGAGAGTATAGTCGTTAAGCTAATCGGGTATAACTTTCAACGTGTTTCGACGCACTCGATCGAGCGCGAGATTCAGTCTTGGCCCGATAAGGGCGCCTCAGCGGTCGGCTTCTCTTATCAGCAAGAGGGTCACGTTTTTTACGTTCTTTCGTCTACGTTAGGAGATCAGACTTGGGTTTACGACGACACGACTTCGGCTTTGGCTGGCGTGCCGATGTGGCATCAGCGAGAGGCTTATGACCCGAACCCTAGCGTCTTGACTAGACATTGGGCCAATAATTCGGCTAGTTTCGCTGGACTTAACTTGGTCGGTGACTATCGCAATGGCAATATATACTCGTATGATTTAAGTAATTATACTGATAATGGTAATCAAAAGATTTGGACCCGATCTTATCGGGCTTTGCCTCAACGAACGGGTAAGATAGTTAAGTTCTATTCGCTTTCGCTGGATATGGAAACCGGAATAGGCGTTCCGGCTGGAACTAATCCACAAGTTCAGCTCACTTGGAGCGACGACGGCGGCCATACTTGGGGGCCGATCTTGATGAGAGCAGCTGGATCTACGGGTGCTACTTCGCAACGGGTTAAGTTCAATAGACTCGGCGCGCTTAAAGCCGCTGACGGCTATGATAGAATATTTAAGATATCCAGCTCGGATCAGTTTCAAGCGGCTATAATCGGCAGCTTAATTGATACCGGACAATAACCATTGAGTAATGCTCCGCCAGTCAATATTATTCCGACAGCTAACTATCCTATGTTGGCGGCTAACGGCACGGTTAATAACGTCTGGTATAGATGGTTCGCCGCTCTACAAAGCGCCGTGGCTAAGCAGCTACCGATCGGTACTATATTCGCTAGTGCTAGCGAGAACGTGCCGATAGGAGCTTTGCCGTGCGATGGCAGGGAAGTTAGCCGGAGCGTTTATTCGGACTTGTTCAATGAGATCGGCACGTCCTGGGGCTCCGGCGATGGCCGATCGACGTTTAATATTCCGTTGATAGACGATTTCGTGCGTGGTTCTAATGGTGGCGCGATTGGCTCCCGGGGCGGCTCGGCGTCTTCGACGTTAAGCTCTGATAACTTGCCAGTACAAGACGTTACGATACACGACCCAGGCCATACACACGCTTTTGTCGGAGACCCACATACGCACTCGGTTAGCGATCCGGGGCATGATCACGCTTCGATCGTAAGCGCCAGTAACGGTACTTCCGGTTCGAATGCTGTCGGCGAAATAGCAGGTAATACTGGCTCTTCAGTGACTAATATTGTTATTGACGATACGACAGCTACAGGCACGAACGCCATCGAGACGACGGGTATAACTGCTAGTGTCGGTTCAGATAGTCCGACGCCTATAGATGTCGTGCCGCCGTATGTTGTTATTCAGTGGATGATCTATACTGGCGTAGGCCAGTCAGCAGGAGGCTAGTTAAGCTATGCCAAAGCGAACAGCGTCGGGTAAGAAAACTAAGATCGCGGACTTCGAGGCTAAGGTTGACGCTAGTAAGCTTCCAGGTGGCAAGAGCGAGAAGTTTGCTATAGCGAATAAGGTCGGCCTCATGCACGGAAATAAAGTTACGTCCCGTGGCGCGATGGCAGCTAAGAGTAAGAAGAAGTAAGCTCGTACTATGCTCTCTTTTATGATACTTGCTCAGCCACGATCGAGAACGAAGTGGCTAGCTGAGTATCTAAGCTCATACGGAGCTAGGGTCGAACACGATGCGGCTCTAGGTTGTTCATCGGTAGACGAGTACGTGAGTAAGATATCTAATCTTGACGGTACTGTCGAGACTAGCGCCGTGCTTGGCTATCGACTTTGGCAGAACGCGTTTCCTCGCGCGCGCTTTATTGTCGTACATAGGACGGTCTTAAGTGTAGCGCGATCTATTGAGCAGCTAGGTTTGGTTCCCGATTGGTCTTTTCTTTATTTACAAGAACTTATGTTAGGTAAGTTTATTAGTCAGTATAAGTCTATATTCTTCACGTTCGAGGGTTTAAGTAAGTTTGAGAATAGGCGGAGATTATGTGAGTTTACTATTGGTAGCTTTGATCGCAAACACGATGAGCTCTTTGCGGCGAAAAACATACAGATAGACGCTCAAGAGCGCTTAAAGACTCTTGAAGAGAACTCAGCTCGCTTTGTTAGCTTTTATAATGATATCGCTAAGAAACTCGTTTATTTAGAGAACAACGAGAAATGCTAACTGATTTTAGATCGCGCTGGGAAGATTACGAAGACTCGCATTCGTGTTTCTTTCTTGCTGGTATCTTCGGCGGTGCCGGTCTAGGAGCTTTACTTGGCGGCGGTATAAGTGCTATAGGCTCGGTAACAGCAGCTAGTGAACAAGCAGCGGCTCAGCAGAATGCTCTTAATTTTCAACAAGGTGTTTATAGTCAGTCTCAGAGTGAATTGGCGCCATATTACTCGGCGGGTACTAGTGCTCTCTCTAGTTTAGTCGGCGGTGTTGGAACAGCTAACGCGCCTGGCAACTTAACACAGACACCACAAGCTTTCGGCGCTGCTACAGGAACGCCAGTCGGATCGGCCCCGCAGTATAGTTTGCCAGACTTTACTTTACAGCAGTTTCAGCAATCTCCGGGCTATCAGTTTCAGCTCCAGCAAGGCGTTAACGCGATTCAGAATGCCGCCGGGCCGAAGACGGGTGTCTTAAGTGGCAATACTCTTCAAGCTCTTCAAACTTACGGTACTGGCTTAGCTAATCAAGACTGGTATAATTGGTTGACGAATCAGCAGAATAATTATAATACGGCTTTTCAAGCGCAGAATCAGTCTTACTTACAGAACTATGGTATCGCGAATCAGAATCAGTCTAATCTGTATAATAGACTCCTTGGTCTCGCTACTGGCGGCCAGCAAGCAGCGACGCTTACGGGGCCGCAATCGAGCCTCGCTAATACGATCGGCAATACGGCGTCGAGTATCGGATCGAGTAACGCGGCTGGTATATTAGGCGCGACCGGCGGAGTTAGTAACGCCCTTACCGGAGCTAGTAATGCTAATCAGTACTCAGCTTTGATACAAGCCCTAAACGGCTCCGGCAGCTCGGCGAGTCCGTATTCTCTAGCTTACGCGGCCGGTTCTGGTGCCGGCTCGAACCCCGGTGTCGGTACCGGTGGGCTTTACTAGGCTTTATTAAGGATAGTTAGATTTGTCTGGCGCTCCTGGTATAGACCAACTAATCGCTACGCTTCCGGATCGGGTTCAACAGAACCAGCTACGTCAAGCGCAGACCGAAGAAGAGCAAGAAAACGTAGTCCAGAACGCGCTGGCGCTTAGGCAGAATATAGCGGGCCAAAATGCGTTAAGACAGATTTATTCGAATCCAAACGCCATTAACGCTCAGACTGGCTTACCGACACCGCAAGGTCTTTCTCCGTTGTTTCAGGCTAATCCGCAGATGGGCCTGACTATGCTTGATACTATGAGTAAGATTCAAGACGCGCAATCAAGAACCAGCTTGACTAATCTTAAGCTTCATGATGACTACAATAACGTTATTATGGATAACGTAGCCAAGCCTATTATTGAGTATAATCAAGAGCTGCAAGATAAAGGTATTGATCCGACACAAAGACAGGTTTTAGTCGAGCAGAAGAAGAAAGAGCTTCTTGATAAGACTCAAGCTGAGTACGGCTTACCAGATAATATTAAGAACGCTGCTGATATTCCTTTTGATGATACTTGGCCGGGGCGATACGAGTTCAACCAACAGAGACAAGCCAATATTCAGAAAGGCTGGAAACAAGAAACCGATTACGGCAAAGATCCGCCTGTTAGTTATTGGCGAAATGACTTTCTTAATATAACGACTAATTCTGATAGAACGGCTGTTTATCAGCCAACGGGCGTAGGTAAGCCGGCTGGTAAGCCCGAGCCGATTCAGACTGATACTTATAAGGATGATAAGGGTCAGACGCAAACTAAGTCCTTTACGCGCGATCAGTTCGGGAAGCCAATCGATGTTAATACTGGCGCTCCATACACGATACGCGGCCAAGTAAGTTCATCGAAAGCGGCTCCTAAGCCCGCTGCGGCCGAAATGGTAACTGGTCCTGGTTATGGTCCCACATTGGCGACGCCGCCGTCAGCCGTTGGTGAGCCTTGGCGTGATCAGAGTGGGAATCCACTTCCAGCTCCGCCGACTAATAAGGTTTCAGCGAATACACAGCCTATGTCCGATCCGGCTAAAGCTTATATGGCCGAGCGGGAGAGATTGGGCTTACATATGTCGGCCGCTTGGGCAACATCGCAATATTTGCCGGATATGGCTGAACAAGATATAAGGTCTTCGCTCAACTTGCCGCAAGGAGCGCCTTTATCAACGCAGGATGCTCGTGCAGCTGCTTTGAACGACGTTGTTACTCAGCGTGGTATGCACGCTGATAGTCAAGCACTCACGACTATAGCTAGGCAAAACGCTCTTGTACAGAGCTTTGAGGGAACGGCTCAGAGAGAAGCTAATCTAGTTGAACAACTGGGGCCTAAAGGTGTTGCTGGCGGCGATCAGCTTTGGAATAAGTTCCGACAAGCTTCGCGAAGAGAAATTGGAATCGATCCAGATTTAGGCGCTTTTGATAACGCCCTTACTAGTT